TGTTCGCCTTGCTGGAATCCAATACACACATCACTGAAATTGATGAACTGCCAATTGTCCCCCACGGTAATAGTGGCTGTACTTGTAACGTCAGTAGGAGCCGTGACTCCTTGCCATACCTTATTTCCACCGGCAGAAATGATACTTCTACTTCCATCTTGTCTGATATACTCGTGAATAACATCTACGACTGGCGTACCAGACATAGGAGAGGTTGTATTCGGTAACCAACCCTTACGAGAGCTAAGTCTGCCGGAGGCGTCGAATACTGCATTATAAGCTTCCGTAGCCCACTCTGGCCCAAGTAGGGCTGCATCGTTCTGTTTGTTCAGTCCGAATCTACCGGGAGATACGATACTGATTGGGGCTAGTGGTGCGCCTGTACCTTTAGGAGTCGGCACTATACTACTCGGAACATAAGCTTATGAGGATCTTTCTTAGAGTCAAAGGCGATAGCATCAGCTAACGAACTTAAGTAGCGTCGCTCTGCTCTGCCGCCCGGCTCACCAATCTCTTCGCCACGTTCATCCAGTGCATACATTACAGCTGCATCTCGGACCGGTCGCCAAGGGATTGATAAGATATCTGTATCATTGACTAACTCTTCCTGAGGACCGATGAAGTAGAACTTGTAGTTCCTGACCTGAGTCGGAGTCTCTAGGAAGTTAATCTGGAATCCTTCCCCTAAATTTGTAAGACTGAAGTATGTCGGCTGATCGATAGTCTGAGCGGGGTACTGTAAAAGAAACTCCCTCTCTAGCCGATCTTCCTCATATTCATATAGCTGGATCTGTGTACCAGCCGTTATATCAAAGGCCATTGGCCTGTCATTTTCGTCGTAGATGAGTCTAGAATCAATATTGGTGACTGAAGTAAGGGAATAAGTACGTACACCAATTGAGGAAGAAAAAGTAACACCACTACGGAGAACAGACCAATCCCAAGCGTTCTCAACTTCTTTCTTCGCATCATTAACAAACTCTCCGATTAAGGAGCTATAATTGCTAGCCGCAACAGAGCCTACAGTGTCCTCCCGGAGCTTAGTTAATACTTTGTTAACGATCTGAAGATAAGTCAGTTGTGCCATATACTACTCAAAAGAGAAAGGGGGGATTGCTCCCCCCGATCCATTAGGCCGGGACGACGAGGGCCTGACCGCACTCCGGACGCACAACTGCGCCACCGAAGATCATGTCAGCAACCATCAGATCGCCTAACCACTCCAGCTTGTACTGGCTCTGCATACGCGGGCTCATCTGTTCGACGAACACCACGACATCCTTATGGAAGTACAGAACCGCATACTGGTCCGTCGCTGCACCAGTATCCGCGACCGTAGCCACGTTGCTGGACACATACACCGGGGTACCATACAGGTTACCCACCAGACCATTGCGGATGCTGTTACCATCACCAGACTCACCCGTGAACGCCTGCTCCGTGAACCGGCTGATACCGAGCAGCTTGCGCTTCTCGACAGGCGGAATCACCCACGCACGGTTGCTGTTCGGCACGTCAGCATCGTCAAGACGTTGGATCGTCCGACGGATACCTTCGTCCGTAAGCGCCGCAGCGTTACCGGCGTTCGCGTTTGCAGACGGGTTCCACGCCGTAGTACCGTCGCTACCGATAAAGGCACCAGTATAGGTGGAGCCAGTGCGGAACGAAGCACCAAACGCATGGATAAAGCTATCCACTTTCTTGGCCAACGCATAACCAGCGTCGTCGGTGTAGAACCGGCGCAGCGAGTCAAGGGCCTGCTTAGCGACGATATCTTCAATCAGTCGGGCATAGTGCCAGTGCTGGTTGATAGAGATGGTCGTCTCAGTCTCCGTCGCTGCGATCAGGGTGACCTGAGTCTCAGCAGCCTTCGAGCTGGCAGCACCACGAGTCGGCTTCGGGATGTGGATTACATCGCCTTTCTTGCCTTCAAAACCCAGCACGTTGACAAGCGGCCGGATTACCAGATTTGCCTTATACGCGGCAATAACGTCGTCACTCCAGACCTCGGGGATAAACTTATCCGCCGTAGTAAGGGTGACATGACTAGTACCAAGAGCCATTTTTTATTCTCCTATGGATTATATGGCATCACTTAGCTCGACCCTCCCTGTAAGCATTCATTACCTCAGACTGCCACTTCGGGTCGCTGACAATGGCCTGAGCCTTACGATCACCTAAGAGAGCCTTCTCCTTGAGAGAGCGGATCTCTTGACGACTGTAGATCTTGGTAGATTCAGTCGGTGTACCGTTACCAGATTCGAGAGTACCGGCCTTAAGATCGGCCTTCTTCTTGTCAGCTTTAGCCTTAGCCTTAGTGGCTTCAGCTTCGCTTAGAATCTGCTTACGCTCATTCCACATGTCCCACAGAGCGGTAGCAGCCTGATAATCATACTTATCTGCTGCTTCAGCAAGAGCCCTACGGAGAGGGTTAGTGCCGATCCACTCAATGAATTTCTCATCCTGAAGATCTTTCTGATACTCAGGATTGGTAGTCTCAAATGCTCGGCGCTTGATATCTCTTTCGAGTTCATCTACCGTGCTATTGATCCTACTAACGACCGGATTCTGGTTGACTAAAGTGTTGACGGCTTCCTCGGGATTTTCGAGCAAATCATCTACTTTAACTTCCTTCTTCTCGGGTTCCTTCTTTTCTTGACGCGGTTGTAGAGCGGTCTGGCGAAGCTGTCCAAGTTCGTTCGCGATGCGAGAAGCTTTGCGCTCAGCCTCTTCGTGCATCTTGATTACGTCCTCAACGGACTTACCCTTGTACTTCTCAGGAATCTCACTAGGAGTCTCGATACTAGTATCAAGCTCTTGGAGTTCCGTATCTAACTCACTCTGCCGAGTGTCAACAATACCCATCTTGTCCTGCCTTATAAATTGGTTATAGGACTAATAATGAATAGCACTTAGTACATGACTAAGTTTTCGCTATCCTCTTTGCGCGCCTTTTGATCCTGCATTTTGGCCCACTTGTCGGAACAAGTAGGGAAGTCAGGATCGAGACCCATCTGCCGCCAACCAAGGCGCACGGCGGAGATTTGCTTATACGCCTTATCAGCGCAAAGCGGGCATACAATTTCTGTAATACCGGGTTCTACCAAATCCTCGGATTGGTGCCCATTCTTACAGAGGAAATCAAACATTAGCAGCTTCGACACGCTCTTCCTCGTATTCTTTAAGCGCCATCTCAATCATCGAACGGAGGTTTTTTAACTCTCGATAGACCTTGATATGGCCTTGTACAAGACCGATCTGATACACAGTAGCTTCTTTGGTAGCGAGACCCTCTTTAAGAGCATCTACTCGCCGATCCATATCTTCCATTAGTATCGACCAGCCCTTGTGGGCCGTCATATCAAACATCTCTTCAAGACCTTTTAACTCTGCGTCCGTCACTTCTTATTCCCCTTAGGCTTTTGTTTCTGTTGCTTAAGCTTCTGTTTATTAGACTCATCACTGTGCTTAAGTTTTTGCTTGTGTGACTCGTCTTTCTGACTCAACTTCTGGCTGTGTTCCTCGTCCTTGTGCTGGAGTTCCTTGTCAGCCATTCTCTCTTCGTGCTCCATGCGCTTATCATCGTGAGCCATTTCGTGCATAGACTGGACGGCTTGGATCTTAGTTTTCTCCATATCCACGGCAATCTTCTTATCGGAGATAACCGTCTGATGGGCCATAACCTCGATCTTCTCGTCCTCCAGATCCGCCTTAACCAGCGACAATCTGGCGTCTGCCATAGCCTTCTGAGCTTGTGCTTTGGCTAGTTCAGCCTTAGCTTGCTTCTCTTGTAGCTCGGCTTGCATAGCAGCCATCTGCATCTGCTGCATCATTTCTTGCATCGGATTAGGCTGCATCTGAGCCTTAACGGCCTCTACTAGTTCGCTCTTATTGATAGCTGAGCTGTTCTCGATGATGCCTTTGATGACAGCAGGAAAGATCTGTGACTCCGGTGGGATGACTTGGAGCATCTGAGTCAGCACTTGCTGCTCAAATTCCTTAGCCATGATACCCATCGTAGAGTTCACTTGGAACTTGAAATCAGCTGGGTAGCGCTCTGGTGCAAACTGCATATAGCGCCACAACGACTTCTTAATAATCTTGTCTAGGAACTTAGTCTCTACGTTCCGCATCGCTCTCTTAGAGCGCTTAATGAAGCCGGACTGGATCATGGACATACCGCCCATAGTCTCATTCCGTCTATTCGTCTCAAGCGGGCTGGCAGAATCCATAGCACCAGTACCCAT